TTGGACGGCCTGACGCGCCTGCTCCACCGCTTGCCGCTGCTCCTTGACGAGGCGGAAGCGGTGAAAGCCGCAATCTGCGCCCTGCGCAAGGCGGCGACGGCGGATGACTGCCGGGTGCGCAAAATTCCTGTGTACGGCATGGGGCAAGCGAAGGACGCGGTGTATTCTCAGCGCGGCGATGACTATCTGCTCGAAGCCCAGCGCGTGGCGGAAGAGAATCCGCCGAATGCGTCAGATATGCCGGAGAACGCCTCGGAGAATCCGCCGGAGACGGTGGAGGATGCCGAAAATCCGCCGAAAGTGCCGCCGAAAAAGCGAAATGGCGGCTGGCGGTGCTGACAGGCGCATCAGGAGGGGCGAACATGCGGGCGAAAGAGTATCTGTCGCAGGTGCGTTTTCTCGACGAGCGGATCACCTGCAAGCTGGCGGACGCGGCGCGATTGCAGGACATGGCGACGCGCATCACGCCCATCCTGCGGGAGGACGGCGTATCCGGGGGCGGCGGCGCGCCGGATCGTCTGGCGGACGCGGTGGCGAAAATCGTTGACCTGAAAGCCGAAATCAACCGGGACATCGACCGCCTGGTGGACAAGAAGCGCGACATCGCGGCGAAGCTGGGCAAATTGACCGACCGGCGGTATTACGCGGTGCTTTTCCGGCGGTATCTGCTGTTTGAGACGTTCGAGAAGATTTCCTGCGAGATGAACTACTCGTGGCGGCACGTCTGCTCCCTGCACGGGCAGGCGCTGGAGGCGTTTCAAAAGGTGCTGGACGCGGAAAAGGACGCTTGATGCGGCGTGGAGGTGAGAAAAATGGCGATAATCGGCGTGCTGTGTCTGCTGGCGGCAGTGGTCTGCGTGGCTTGCACGATGGTGAACAGGCGGTAAAAGCAAAAGGCGGTCAGCGGCACAATCGCCGCCGACCGTGATTTACGCCGCCGCTAACAAAAGATTATTTTTGTGTACCCCATTGCGTTGCTGAACGCTTCGGCGTACAATACCGAAATCTTCCCGGTGGAGGCTCACGGCACGAGCAAATCCACCGGGATTCCCAGCGCGGCGGCAACGGTGCGCATCCGCTCCAGCGGCACGGACTGCTTGCCGTACTCCCACAGCTGCACGACACGTTCAGCGCTTGCGCCGGTATAGCCGCACATTTCGCCAAGGGCGCGCTGGGTCAGACCGCGCTCCTTGCGCTTGCTCTTGATGAGGGCGGGGATGCTTTCGACAGGGGGATTCGACGGGGTGTAGCACATGATGATGCTCCTTTCACTTTTTGTTCTGTGTCATTCTGATATGCGCGGCAGCCGCGAAGCAAATCACGGCGAGGACGCTGAAAACAACGGCGATACCAAGCAAGATTTGAACCATTGCAATTCCCGGTGGTCTGTGCTATAATCAGGGCGTGGAGGAGAGGGCGCGAACCCTCCCCTCCGGGAACTTACTTCAGGGCGCTGATTAGCGTTGCCAGGGCGGTAACTAACAACGCGATGCCGCTGAAGAGCTTCCCAAGCGCTTCAAGCCTTTCGGCTTGGGCGCTTTTCTTTTTGCCCTTCTTGCTCACCGGGCTTCACCTCCTTTCCTCTTCTATTATATCACAATAAGTTCATTGTGTCAATGGGTGAATCAAAGAAATTTTGCAATTTTTCATCACTTTTTCAGAAGCCCGCGCCCTGCTTTCCGGCGCTCACGGCATCACATCATAAAATATCATAGTATTTCATACCCCACTCATGCTATACTGCACATGGAAACCTCCAATCACCTCACCCGACGGACGCGCCAGTCTCCGCCGGGTATTTTTGTGCCCCGAATTTGCTGCCCCCCGCGTATGGAGGCGAAATCCCCCGCGTGTGGAGGCGCAATTCCGCATTCCAGAAAGGATGGTGGACTTGGCTGGACTGACCGAGAAACAGCGCCGCTTCTGCGACGAGTACCTCATCGACCTGAACGCGACGCAAGCCGCCATCCGCGCCGGATATTCCCCGAAAACAGCAGCGGCGATTGCGGCAGAAAACCTCACAAAACCTAAGGTTGCTGAAAACATCAAAAAGCGCATGAACGAAAAGGAAGATGCGCTGATTGCCAAGCAGGACGAAGTGCTGAAATACCTGACGGCGGTGATGCGCCGGGAGATGAAGGAATTTGTCGTCGTGACCTGCATGGAGGAGAAGACGGAAGTCATCCCTGGCGAGGGCGGCAGCAAGCCCACCCGGCGCACGACGAAGAAGGAAGAACCGAAGGTCGTCGAGATTCCGGCGCGGCTGTGCGACGCGAACAAGGCGGCGGAGCTGCTGGGCAAGCGCTACGGGCTGTTCACGGACAGGGTGGATGTGTCGGGCAGCCTGCCGGTGATTTTGGCGGGAGAGGATGCGCTTGACGACTAATCAGCCGCGAATCTACCTGCCGGATGTCGTCGGGCGCGGCTACGGCGCGTTCTGGCGCTTCACGGGGCGCTACCGCGTGTGCAAAGGCAGCCGCGCAAGCAAGAAAAGCACCACGACGGCACTGAATTTCATCTACCGCATGATGAAGTACCCAGGCGCAAACCTGCTGGTCATCCGCAAAACGTACCGCGCCTTGCGCGACAGCTGCTTCACACAGCTTCTCTGGGCGATTCACCGCCTGCAAGTGGAGGCGTTCTGGAGCTGGAAGGAAAGCCCGCTGGAAATCACCTACAAGCCGACGGGGCAGAAAATCTACTTTCGCGGCATGGATGATCCATTGAAATTGACCTCCATCACCGCGCAGAGCGGCGTGCTGTGCTGGGTGTGGATTGAAGAAGCCTACGAAATCATGAACGAGAGCGACTTCAACACGCTGGATGAATCCATCCGCGGCGAATGCGCACCGCCGCTGTTCAAGCAGATCACGCTGACGTTCAACCCGTGGAATCAGAAGCACTGGCTGAAAGCGCGCTTTTTTGACGTGCAAGACCCGGACATCCTCGCCATCACAACGAACTACCAGTGCAACGAGTGGCTGGACAAGCAGGATTTACGCCTATTTGAGCGGATGAAGGCGACGAACCCGCGCCGCTACGCCGTGGCGGGCTTAGGGAACTGGGGCATTGTGGAGGGGCTCATTTACGAGCACTGGCGGGAATCCCCGTTCGACCCGGCGGAAATCAGCCGGACGGGCAAGCTGGAATCCGTGTTCGGGCTGGACTTCGGCTTCACCAACGACCCGACGGCGCTGTTCTGCGGATTGCTGGACATTCCAGCGCGCCGCCTGTACGTCTTTGACGAGCTGTACGAACGGGGGCTGACGAACGACATGATTGCCAAGCGCGTGACGGCGATGGGCTACGGCAAAGTGAACATCACCGCCGACGGCGCAGAGCCGAAATCCATTGCCGAGCTGCGCGGCATGGGCTTGCGTATGCACAGCGCGGCGAAAGGTGCGGACAGCATCCGCAGCGGCATCCAGTGGATTCAAAATCTCGAAATCATCATCCACCCGCGCTGCGCGAATTTCATAACGGAAATCAGCAACTACACATGGGACAAGGACAAGTTCGGCAAGATGCTCGATGGCCCCATTGACGACTTCAACCACCTGATGGACGCCATGCGGTACGGGCTGGAAAAATACATCATCAACAAGAAATGGACGTACTAACGAGAGGATGACACGAATGACAGACGGAGAAAGACTGACGGCGATTCTTGCGCAGTACGCCATCCCCTGCGAGAAGGTCAGCTTCCGCGGCAAGCTGGACGCGCTGGCGGCAGGGCTGGGCATCCAGACACAAGGGCGGCTGCTGGGCGACGTGCTGGATGACATTGCCGCCAAGATGGGCGTGGAGCGCGACAACCGGCTCTATGGTACGTTCATCCGCAAGCTATACGAGGACGTGACCAGCGGCGAGGACACGACGCTTTCCGGCAGTCCGCTGACGCTGGAAAGCTGCATCGGCGGAAAGCCACTGGGCGCGCTGCATGTGTACGGCAAAAGCACGCAAGCTGCCATGCCGACCCCGACCGCGCCCGTGCCGATTGTCAGCGCGGGTGACGGCGGGACGGTGGCGGTCACGGTGTCGGATGGCGCGAACGAATCGCAGACGCTGCAAACGCCGAACGCGCTGTGCGGCATCCCGGTTGCATCCAGCGGCAATTACACGGACGAAAACGGGCAGCAGTGGGTCTGCGACGAGGTGGATTTGGCGCGCGGCGTGCGGGTGCAGCGTATCGGGAAAATCAAGGTAACATCGTCGCTCAATTGGCAGACGGCAGGTCGCGAGGTTGACCGCTACTTCGCTTGGTTCAACGGCACATACACGTCGAACGTGCTCTGCACGCACTTTTCCACCGCTCTTGGCTCTGAAACGGTCGGCGGGGTGATTGCCAATCGGAATAACCTTGTCGGCTTTGCATTCGCCGAAAAAGGCACGACGACCCTCGATGACTTTAAGCAGTTTTTGGACGAGAATGACGTTTTTATTTGGGCTGCGCTTGCTACACCGGTGGAAACCGACATTTCTGCGGACGAAGTCGCAGCCTACAAGGCGCTGACTACCTATGCCCCGACGACCTTCATCAGCGTGAGCGGCGGCGCAGGGCTGGCGGCAACCTACAGGCACACCAAGACGGCGAAAGACACCTGAAAGGGGTGATTGACATGCTGACAATTCCCGAAATCAAGGCGTTCATTGATAACGACGCATCTTCCGACAAAAAGCGGTTTGCGCGGGTCGGGCAAAAGTACTACGAGGGCGACCACGACATCCGAAAGTATCGGCTGTATTTCATCAATGCGGACGGTGCTTTGCAGGAGGACAAGAACCGCTCGAACATCAAAATCAGCCACCCGTTCTTCACCGAGCTGGTAGACCAAGAGGCGCAGTACATGCTGTCCGGGCAGGAAGCGTTCGTGCGGTCGGACATTCCGGAGCTTCAAAAGGCGCTGGAGGACTATTTCGACGAGGATTTCACCGCTGAACTCTACGAGGTCATCACGGGCGCGGTGGCGAAGGGCTTCGAGTACATGTACGCCTACAAGGATGCGGACGGCCGCACGCGCTTTCAGGCGGCGGACGGCCTCGGCGTGGTGGAAGTGCGGGCAAAGGATACGGACGACGGCTGCGAGTACGTCATCTACTGGTACATCGACCGCATCGGCAAGGACAACAAAGCCATCAAGCGCATTCAGGTGTGGGACAAAAAGCAGACGCACTTCTTCTGCCAGGTGAACGAGGGCGAGATTGTGCCGGATGAATCCGCACCGCTGAACCCGCGCCCGCACACCATCTGGCGCAAGCCCGGCGACGAAAGCACCTACTTTGACGGCTTCGGCTTCATCCCCTTCTTCCGCCTGGACAACGGGCAGAAGCAGTTTTCCGGCCTCAAAACCATCAAGGGGCTGATTGACGACTACGACCTCATGTCCTGCGGGCTATCCAACAACATTCAGGACGCGAACGAAGTTCTCTACGTCGTCAAGGGCTTTGAGGGCGACAACCTCGATGAGCTGATGACCAACATCCGGGCGAAAAAGCACATCGGCATCCCGGATTCCGGCGGCGACGTTGAGATTCGCACGATTGACATTCCCTATCAGGCGCGCCAGACGAAGCTGGAACTGGACGAAAAGAACATCTACCGCTTCGGCATGGGCTTCAACGCCGCGCAGGTCGGCGACGGCAACGTGACGAACGTGGTCATCAAGAGCCGCTATGCGCTGCTTGACCTCAAGTGCAACAAGCTGGAAATCCGCTTGAAGCAGTTCATGCGCAAGCTGCTGAAAATCGTTTTGGCGGAAATCAACGAATCCGGCGGCACGGACTACCAGATGCAGGACGTGTATTTCGACTTCCAGCGCGAGGTGATGGCGAATGCGCTGGACAACGCGCAGATTGAGCTGACGGAGGCGCAGAAGCAGCAGGCGCAGATTGCCACGCTCCTGAACCTTGCGACGCTGCTGGACGGCGACACGCTGATGGAAAACATCTGCGGTGTGCTGGAACTGGACTACAAGACGATTTGCGGGCGGACGAAATCAGACGACGGCGCGGCGGACGTGGTGCTGGCGGACGTTCCGGCGGAAGAGGATGACGCGGGGTGATGTGAATGCGCAAGAGCGAGAAGGAAGCCCTGCAAGCCATGCTGGATGATGAGCAGGAGACCATCAAGGCACTGGAAAAGGCGTACCAGCGGGCGCTCCGGCGCATCGACAACCACATTCGCATCCTCGAAAGCGACGAAATGACGCAATCGAAAATCTACCAGAAGCGCTATCAGGAGGCGATGAAAGCCCAAATCAGCGCCGCGCTGGACGAACTGCACAAGAAAAGCAATCAGACCATCGAAGAATACCTGACGCGCAGCTACCAGCACGGCTACGTCGGCACAATGTACAGCCTGCACAAGCAAGGGATGCCCATCCTTGCGCCGATTGACCAGCGTGCCGTCACCCGCGCCGTCCGCACGGACAGCAAGCTCAGCGGGCGGCTGTACGGTGAACTTGGCGTGGATATGCAGAAGCTGAAGAAGACCATCCGCCGGGAGATTTCCATCGGCATCTCCATCGGCAGCGACTACAACATGATTGCCCGTCAGGTGCAGATTTCTTCCGGCATTCCGCTCAAACGCGCGAAAACCATCGTCCGCACCGAGGGACACCGCATTCAGCAGCAATCCGCTGACGACGCGCGCAACGCCGCCAAGGGGCAAGGCTGCCAAGTCGTCAAGCAATGGGATGCAGTGCTGGACGGCAACACGCGCACGGATCACCGCATCCTTGACGGGCAGATTCGCGAAGTCGGCGAGCCGTTCGAGATAGACGGCAAGAAAGCGGAGTACCCCGGCGCATTCGGGCGCCCCGAAGAGGACTGCAACTGCCGGTGCGTCGCGCTGACGCGGGCGCGGTGGGGGCTGGATGAAGCCGAATTGCAGACGATGAAGGACAGGGCAAAGTTCTTTGGACTGGACAAGACGGAGAACTTCAAGGAGTTTGAAGAAAAGTACCTGAATGCGGCGGACACCTTGAAAAAGCAAGGGGAAAGTGGTATAATTGGGGTTAGGAGCAGTGCCGCCCCAACGGCGCAAATCAGCCAGATTTACGTTGATGCTGTCAATTCCGGCAGCAAAGTGCTAAAAGTCGGGGGCGCTGATTGCGCTATATCGGAACAGGACTATGGGTTTTCGGATGGCACGACAAATGGCGTGAAGAAAAACTCCAAAGCTACCGTCTACACTTTGCAAGATGGGACGCGATTCGTCTTTCCCAAGTCCTATGACAAGAAAAAACAGACGCTTTCTCCTGATATCGCAATTTCAACATGGAATCGCGTTCCAGATAACCTCAGACGAAAAATACAGAAAGTTGTGGAAGTCGTAGATTACTACAACCCGCAAGATGCGATATGGCGGAAACGCTATAAGAACTTTACACATTCTTACGCTGTTGGCGGAGACACTATCACGTTTTTCAGGTCAAATTATCATGACCTTGATTATTTGGCGGCAACCTATTGCCATGAAGGTGGTCACTATATTGATTACACATTGCCCGGAACAAATCGTGCGAATCGATATAGTATACAATTGGATTGGCAAAATGCCATGGCAGATGACCTAAAAGCATCCGGCATGAAGTCATGGCGAGCTTACGGTGAAAACAGTCCTCTTGAAGATTTTGCCGACAGCGTCGCCTACTACACATTGGAGCATGACAAGTTCGCGAAACTGTTTCCTAATCGCACAAGACTTCTGGATACTATTTTGAAATGAGGAGGTTTTTTCATTGGCAACCTACAAACGCAATGACGAGGAAACGCCAAGCGGTGGCGCATATTCCGAGATTTATTATTTTGACGACGACGGGAACCCGGCTGATGAAGAAGAAGCAACCCGGTGTGTCATCAGAGAATGTGACAAGAACGGTAACTTGCTGAACGAAGTCTGGGGGACTGTCTAACGAGATCATTCCGCTGTAAAGTTTGCAAAGCACCCTGCCCCCCCGCAAGGTGCTTTTTTGATACGTTGAAAGGAGTGCGTAAACGTGACCATGACCAGAGAAGAACGAATCCAGCAAATCAGGGACTGCGGGCAGACCATCACCGAGAAGGCAGAAAGCATCTACGGGGATTATGCCTGCCCGACGAACTTGCAGGTGGTCATTACTATGAAGGCGAATGAGCTGCCGAACATCACCGTGAATCGGGAGTTTTTCAGCGACATCATGCTGGAACGCAATGGTGGGCATATCAAGCAGGCGTCTTTGAACCGTCTTTGAACCAGCTTTGAAACTTGTTCGAAACTAAAAATTGCAAGTTGCAAAGAGAAATTGCAACTTACCATCAACTTGCAATCAACTTAATCCGCGAAAAGCAGCCGCACACCTCGTGCAGGCTGTTTTTTCATACAATAATTCCGAACGGGAACCGCTGCACGAGCATCAGGAGACATGAAAAAAGCCGGGATGGCGGCGGAGGGAGAAATCCTCTGAGGCTGTCCCGGCTCTTTTTCTGTGAATCACATCAATTCATACGAGGAAAGCGGCTGCTCGAACAGACCGCACATCGGCGAAGCTGGTCGAAACTGTCGCACTGCCGCGCAGCCACTCAAAAACGAAATTGGCTTCCAAGGTCAAGGGTTGATTGCACCGGTTGTATCTGAGGGCGTAGTCGCGCTTTTCGGGCGTATCCGCGAAGGAAAAGCTGAATGCACGCCGTCCTTTTCCCGCTGATAGGGGAGAATTGCCTGACCGAGCTTCAAATCGTCGCACACTCCAGCGAAGGACATGTCCTGCGCATGGGCGCGAAGCCAGTCGGCGGTTTCTTCCTGTTTCAGATGCTCCGGCGTCTGGGCGGCATCCATACGCCAACGGTGTTGACCGTGTTCACGATGACTTGCGCGGGACTGCTGAAAATGTTCCCCTCGATGTATGTTACCATTTTCCTCGCTCCTTCTGATGAAAGTCAGCACAGCCCTGCGCGCCGCTGTCTTGATGATACCATACGCGGCGGGGAATCGCAAGCATTTGCGGAAATTCCGCTGATTTTTTTGCCGTCGTGTATACGTCATCCACTCTGCGCACACTTCCAGCCCCTTCACCTGACTACCATTCTGACTACCGTCCTCGCCCAATTTCGGTAG